TTGGTCTGCCCTTGACAACACGTCAGCCCACAGTAAGCTACTGATCCTAGCAAAATCCATAAGGAGATTGTTAGAGCCAGAGCGATCACTAGTTTTAAGATCAGTCTCACACTTGACATAATCTGATATCGCCTTCCTATTCCTGCTTTCGGAGCAGGGTAGATTGATCTTTGCAAACATCAACGTAAGTTGATTGATTGCCCAGATTGCGGTGATGTCAGGTTGGTCAAGCAATCGACCCGACTTCCTATCGAAGACACGGTCAAGGAAACCTCCGAGAAATCGGGGGAGACCCCCAGCTTTCGAGAAACTCGAAAACTGGTCGTGACCGACGAATCCTTGGTCAAGACTTTTTCGGAAGTCCTTTCCAAAGTTCGCCAGGGTTATCGTGAGAAACGATAGCCCCTCGTCTTCAACACGACGAGAGATCGTGTTTAGATCTCTCGTGGTACTTGTGCAACACCAGGTGCCCAAATCAATGAGCACCTCCTGCAGGAGCAACATAAGGCTTTTCATAACTCCCCAATCTCAATTGGTTGGGTGGGTTATCCATAGTCCTATGTATGCAGACCGGGCCTCCAAACCGAAGGTCCCCTTGAGGGGGACCCCCGGAATGAAGGTTATCGCCCAAGAAAAATGGACGGTCAGTTCTCGCCACCAAGAATCTTGGTGATGAGCAAGCCGGAAGTTGCCTGAAGCTGAGCAAGAGCGCCGTCAATGACGGCCTTCTGCTCAGCGACCGTGTATCCCACGTTCGGAACATCCGCAACGATGTAAAAACTCATCGAGTACGGAGTGTTCTGGGCGGGGAACAGCGGATCAGGCACAACCTTCTTGTGATTGATCCTGAAGGTCCGTCGTGAACGTGCACCGTAAAGGTGCTTGACGGTCTCGGTGACAAATCCATCGGCAGATGAAAACTTGCCGAAGTTGTCACCGGAGCTCACTCGCGGAAGCGAGAGAGCGCCCGCAGGCGCAATCGTAACTGACTGTGGGTCTGCAAACATGAGACATTGATCCTTGCAGTTTGTAGGAATCAGTGTCGCATGATTGCGACACCAACCGTGCCAATCCTACCGCTTCACACCTTGTGAAGTCTTATGGTAGGATCCCAGGCGCTTTGGTGTAACCCAATGCACCCAGGATCGCCCACTGTCGATTTGTAAAACTCGACGGATTCAGGGCGAACCCAAAAGGTGATGCTTTTACCCTTTCCTTGACGGTATGTCTCCATATCGTCTTGTAAGGACCTGTGAAGCCAGAACGAGTTCTTGGCCCATAGGTAGCTAACTCATGATCTACTTGTGTTTCGGTCATGAGATAGCCGTATTTCATCACCAGACCATCTTGAGCGAACATTTCAGCATTGGCGATGTTTTGCCCAATGTTGTTATGCCAGTCAGACAGCCAGCTCCATGGCGCCAGGTTCCACATCACGTCCGCGCCAACGCGCGAGCCGACAAGCTGATTTAACAGCGATTCGGCCTGCTTTCCCAAGGCGAGTAAAGACTCACCTTCGGGATAGTAGTACGTGAATGCCCCGGAGAAATAGCGTGACACGGTAGTCACGCTGCTCCGAAGGCAGGTACCTGTCGAACTTCCTACGAACATACCAGAAGCCGACGAACTCGGTGACAGTGGCGTAAGATAACCACTGGCAGCCGGATAAGTCGTACTGGTGCGCTCGATAGGAAAGGTATAGGTCCGGTGTAACAACTTACCGGAGCCCTGCACGAAGTCATTCATACGAGTGCGGTAATCCGCAAACGTACGAATGCTCTTCAAGTAATCCGAGAGCAAGGGTTTCATCCCGAACTCCCAGGCCAGGTATTCTTTAGACCCTATTCCTAGGGACTTTTGAATATCCACGCCTCTTGCAATACCGTTAGAGAGAGCTTCTCCCATTCGAGGGAAGCCTTCTCGTTTCAGTTCTGCAAGGGTTACTGCAAGGTCCAGATACCCATTAGTGGGCGCGCAGTTACCAATTGCGCGTGTGCCATAGTAAGTCGGATTATCTACCGGCAAACTAAGGTACGTCCCACC